AATTGGCTTTTGCACTAAATGCCCTGCTAATATACTAATTGATGAACTAGTATATGATTGGTTCAAATCTTTATAATGGTATTCGCGTATATTTCTACCATTACCACGTTGCGCAAACAAAATTGCACTGTCAAACACATGTGGCTTTACTCGTTTACATCCAAAAAATGTTTGTGGCCTAACGTTTATATTGCCGGGAGTTATAGCTTCCCCCTCATCAACAGAAATAAACAATTCTGCTCCATCAGTTAAAACTGTTAAATCTCTTCCGGGGATAAGGTATTCTATTTTGCGAACTTCAGATGTTGCGCAGTTGAAATCTATAGAATCATCATCGGCAGCAGTACCTACATCAAAATTAAAAAACTGCTCTATTTTGCTGGCTACTAACCCAGAAGGTCTTGCTGGCGGCCCATTAAACCATAAACGTCCTTCTCTAAAACAAGTTGTAGAAGGATATCCTCTTAGATCACTAAATAATGGTTCGCCCCAATCTAATGTTAAAGCTGCAGCAGAAGCCGAAGTAGCCGATTTAAGCGTCACAGTTGCGTCTTGTGATCCTACAGTAACAGCGGTAACTTCAAACTCTTTAAATTTATTGCTATCTCCCACATCAATGAATTGAAATCTTTTTCCAACATGGTCATTGTCCCAGAAATCTGTTACTGGATCAGTTGAGTTATTTGTGTAAACTCCGCAAGTTACCGACAATCCTTGCGTATAGTTTCCTCCTGCGTGATGAAACTTTAAATGTACTTCTGGGCGTGTATATTTATGATACGGTTGATGCAATCTTGTTTTGTCTTCATTTTCATCGAATGTAACCGTAGACAAATGGAAATCAGTACTAGTAACTCGCACAAGTTTTTGCGTTGCAACATTCTCATGGCACAAAATCATTGTATCTGCAAATTGCGTAAAATCTAATGTTTTGATTTGCTGTAAAGAATAAGGGGTAGCAATAGTTTCTAACAAGTCCCATGACGGTGAGCCATATATTGTAATTAAATTTGGAGTAAATGCTAATATGTAACTTGTTTCTTCAGAAAAAACGAAAGGGATTAGCCTTCCGTTGCCTTGGAGTTGACCAATCATATCGGAACCGGGGCGTGTAGAAACACCACCTTGTGCTAACTGTCTAAAGTTACGCATACGCAATGCGCCTTGCAGGTAATGTTTAAGGTCTGTTCTTCCTCGCATACGAGGATCTAGTTCTCCACTTGAGAAAGTAGATATTGTTGACATTGCGCGAGACATTAAATAAGCCCTTCATTGCCTGATCTTACACCGCGTCTTGCACTCATCATCTGTCCAGTGTTTAGCACTCTAGGGGAGGATTGCCCACCATCTTGCGCTCTTGCTTTACGGCGGTATGCATCTCCTGCAGCCATCAACATTTTTGATTTAGTTTCATTTTCCGTTAGTGCTAATGCAAACATACTGCCCAATCCGTATATAACAGACATACGAAAATGTGGAGGCCAATTACCTACTGGTGGCTCTACAGTACGATCAACAGAAATAACGCTATTACTATCAGCATCAATAAGCAGTTTGTCACCTTCCATCTCCCATTCGCCTAAAACAGAACGTCCTCGTTCTAATACGTTCCAAACCCTAATTGTGTTGTTTGGTATTTGGAAAACGCCTAACCCTGTTGGGTGCGTTATGCTAGAAATAAAACTTGTTGCTGTTGTTTGGCTTGCGAAACGCCACCGTGTTTCAAAAAGTTCTGCTTCTATCAAATCTTCTAACACAGTATTGGCGACAAGTGCTTGCGTAGTTTGGTCATTAAGTGAAGTAATCGGATTGTCTCCGACCAAAATAAGAGCTGAATTGACTAAATCTATTTTTGTTTTACTCACCGCATCACCTTTTATTTAGAAAAAGGGTGAGCGCAGACAGCGAAAGAGCCGAAAACCGTCCATGCTCACCCAATACCCCGAAGGGATTCTTACCTGCTGTCAGTTGCAGTTATTGCATCCACGTCGCCTGTGTCTACAACACCTGCTGAGTTTGCATTTATTATAACTTGACCAACACCGTCAGATGCTTTGACCATAATAACGTCATTAACGTTAAGAAAATCAGAAGCACCATTGAAGTATCCCGCAGTGTCTACAGTATTTTTTGCATCCGAAGTTGCATACATGTACTGCGTAAACCCTGCACCTTGGGCTACACGGGAAAGCGTATTAAAAGTAAAAGCCATGATAACGTCTCCCTATTCTGTATATTTGACTTCTTCGATACCGTCATTATCAATAATGACAGACCCAAGAGCCAGTGAGCCAACAAACAAGAACGCAGCATATTCGTTCTCATAAGATGGTGTGATTTGTGGTTCAGCATTCATGCCAAGTCCAACTGCAGACCGATGGTAAGCAAAACTTTTGCGTACACCGCCTGCTACATCAAGACCTGAGAATGACCAATACAAGAAACCAAACCAGCGTTTGGCAGTAATACCTGTAGGCCACGGAAGCTGATCTGGGCCAATATAATCAGCATCAGAAAACTGATCGATGCTAATAAGATCGTTCCAACCAGCGGGGCTAACAGGCCAGAATCTCGCACCATCATCAGGAACATCTCTGTCACCCATTCTAGTGTGAACATTCTGCACTTTTGCTAATGTAAGACCGCCAGAAGAAGATTCAGAATCATTTGTCGCTGCGTCCATAGCAGTAACAAGAATTTCGTCAACTTTACGGCCTAAAGCACCAGCGATTGCTTGTACTGTAACTTGTCGCTCATCAATGTTGGTTTTCAACATATCGAGTTTGTCAACAATTTCACCTGCATAGTAATCAGCCATTGTGACTTGAACTTTTGAGTGTCCAAGGTTCATCAATGGTACTTTACCATGACGGGCTTTTTGACCTGCAACGCCTTTGCCAATTTTTGGAAAAGTGTCGTCTTGGGCCGATACCTTTTTCTCGCGTACTGTATTTCGTAGCTTAGAACCCATACGCTGAAAAGCAACGTGTACTTCGCTCTCAAATTGCGAGATAAAGGTGGTATCAATGGTAGGAGCTGCCATTAGATTATCCAATCCTTTAAAATGTTAAACACAAAATACGGTTGTTCCTAGCAGATGGGTTGTTCTGGTTGTTCCTTACGGGCCAGTACCACCATACTTTTGGGCCGATGTTAAAGCTGTATCTAAAGGATAGTTACTTTGTTACGCACAAAAGCTAACAATTCCACTTTCTAAGCGCTTTGTTAATTCTGCTGTTAGGATCTCTTGCAGTTTTTGCACTAGTAAGTTTCTTTTTCATACCGCCCATTCTAGCGCAAAATGATTTTCTTCTGTTAGCAGCTTTACTGCCTTTTTTTAATTTAGACGGTTTTTTAGTTACGGGGGCTTTCAGTTTTCCCCCTGTTTTTTTATTGTAACTAGCGCGACCTTTAGCGTTCAAACCACCGCTTTTATTTTTGCCTTCTTTACGTTGCCATGCAGGAGTTTTAGCCATTATTTTTTCTTTGCAGTTTTTTTAGATTTGTCAAAAGCCTTTTTAGTTGGCGCTCCCGCAGTTCCCGGTTTTCTCATTCGTTCTTTGCTTCCGGCTTTAATTCTAGCCCTTTTTCGGTGGATGTTTGCATAAAGTCCGGGTCTTGCCATTTATTTATTCCTGTCGTTCCATAACTGAAACAAAGTTTCAACTTTTTTAGTAAGATGTTCAACGTCTACTTTTGTTTTTATTATCGCGTAAACCATACCACCCAAAATAGCAAAAGCTGCAATGGCAGTATTCAACAAGTCAAGAGCGCCAAAACTTTCCATTAGCTTCCATTTCCCACCTTTTCCTCGACTAATGTAAATACAGTTCCCAGTGCAACCACGCACAAATGCGTTCCTTTAACAGATTGCCAAGCTGTCCACCGTTCTGTGAATGGATTTGCCGTAATAATAATTAATTCCTGTCTTTGATTTAACCCGCGCATAACCTGTTGTTGCTCCATTATTTTACTAGCTTCTGTTATTGAGCCTAATAAAATACATGTTTGCGCAGGATTTTGCGGGTTTATTTGCGCGGAGGCGTGTTGCTTCCACAATAAAATAACTGCGAAAGCAATAAACAGATACGCTAACTCACGCCACCGAATCATTTTTGCGGACGCATCGCTTTAGTAGGCTTTTTAGGCTTACGTAATTTCGATGTGGGGCCGGGGTATGGTTTAACTTTCCCCCCTTTTTTTGAATAAGGCATAATAAAATTCCTCCGCTATCAGCCATTTTGTAATCGTTCGAACCCTTTTGTAACACGATCTATTAATGTATCGTCACGCACACCCGATGCACCCCAATATTGAGGGCTATTCATTAATGCTTGCAATTCTTCTAAGGTTTCTGTTGCTGGCGCACTTTGCCCACCGTCAACAGTGTTAGCAGAAGATTGTGATACTGACATCATTTCTTCAATTGCTAAAACACCGTCTGCTGTTGTTGCAAGAGAATTTAAGGCATTTCGTGTATTTTCAGACAATTTAGAATCAGCCCAAGCATTAATAGCATCAATGCGGGTTTTGCCGTCTTCTCCCAATTTAGCTAATTCCGCACTAGGATCGGGCGCTGCTGCTTGCATGGTTTCCATATAGGATTTAATTCCTGCTTGGAATCCATCGTTGTCAAGACCCATTGTGTGCGCTTGGGAACGCCAAAATGACAATAAGGGGTCATCCGTTTGGAACTCAACCCCTTCCAATTCTGGCAACGTGTAATCGTCTGCATTTTCTGGACGGTTTGCCAAACCTTCTGCTTTAACCTCTTCACGCAAGTCCTCCATTTTAGAGTGTAGTTTTTGTTCTAAATTTGTGTATGACTCGCTAAAGGTTTGCAAACGTGTTTCGCCTTTATCAGCGTCCCAGAATTTCTCTGGCAGATACTCAGGCCGACTAACTGTTTCTGTCGGGGTTGATTCTGTCGTTTGCTCTGTTGAAGATGTTTGTGATTCGTTCATCTGTTCCATTTTCTGCTGCTTTCAATTTGTTAGAAGTTTCTATTAATTTAATCATATCTGCATACACTGATCTTCGCCCCTCTATGTATGCTAACTCTAGGGCATCAAATGGTGGGTCAAGCACCTGATTAATTAATATAGTTCTAAAATAATCTAATACTATCTCACCATCTTTCGATTCAAAAAAATTTGTAGCTAAATGCGCTACAGTAGTTTTTTCTATTGTTCTTTTCACGTTTATGGCTCTCCACGTTGCTGTTCCAATACTGGGGCTAATTGTCCTACAGTTTCTTGTAGTAATTGCGCTTGCTCTTCTGGTTTGCGTAATAAGTCTAATGGTATTTGTTGTTTTTCTGCATACCATTTTGCAGTTTTATCCTGATCTATCATAACCTGCAATATTTGAGGCCCAAACACAGAAACCATGCGCTGCATAAATTGATCCATGTTTGTAACATCCTGCATACGTTGGGCAGTTGCTAATGGGGATTGCGATACGATAGATATTTGCTTCCCATCAATTGTAGGAATTTGTATCAACCCTTTGTCTTTGAGTATGTATATAACTCGCTGTATTACAGGTTCTACTAATTCCTTCATAAGTCGACCAAAAGCAGGGCCAATTTCATTTGCTAACTGCGCCATTCTTTCGGCAACCTCTGTAGCTGACATTGGCGTTGCTTCGTGAGGTCTACCTAATTGCTGGTTATACAATGCTTTTTTAATATTATGACGCATATCATCAAGCACTAGTTGCCCTACATCAAATCGTGCAGGGGTTTGTAATGGATCAATACGTGATCCGGGGGCGCGAGGAATGATGATTCCCGGTCTAAGATTAATACTATCTGGATTTATCACCCCGTCATCATCCGCTTGCCACATTCCAGTAACCGCCATATCGGCGTTTTCTAGTATAAGTTGCACAGTAAGATTGCATGTGCGTATAGCAGGTAAAGCATTGATTACTGGGCCACGCCCATAGCTTTCGCCAGCAGCTTTACTCCACCTAAATAATATCCAAGGGTTAGAGCCTCGACCTTTGTAAACTTCCTTTGCTATCTCTTGTTCTATAGATGGGATGTGCGCAACAAAATCCCATTGACGCATATTTGGTGTAGATCGATTGCGCATTGTGCTTTGCACTAACTCAATACGATCATTACTTTCGTTTCGTGATTTTATTATCGCCAAAACATCTTCTGGCAAATCAGGGTACATAATAGGAAGGTGTTCTATTTTACAAAACTTGCGATAATGTATATCGTCTATTTGCCCGTCAGGCCCGTCTTCGATTGCTACCTCAGTAAGCGGTATTGCTCTAAATCGCAAAGGATCTATTGCGTCTCCCGGCATGACATGCAATATCCCGGTTCCCACCGCTAAATCATGCAATGCTTCGTTTACTTCTTGGTCAAAATTAGACTGGGCTATGTAATCGAATACTTTTTGTGTAATAGCTTGCAGTTCTTCATTTATTTCTTCTGCTTCCATTGGGTCATCAATGTCGCTACCTGCAACCAAATTAGCCCACCGACTAAATGGAGGCATAAGGCTACTTTGTAACTCTGCAGCAAACTCCGTAACGCCAACTACTGCTGTTTCATCAAATATACGATCTGTACGAGATTGACCTAATTGATCGCTGTGATCAAAACCTTGCCGAGTTGGCATTGTGTAATCATAAGCGTCTTGGAATAACGGCTTAAATTTATCCCTATTGTTGAAGGCAATTTCGGCCTTTTGCTTTACATCTTTAGGGTTCATAAATTATCCTAACAAACTCTTTTTAGCTGCTTGACCGCCTCCCGCTGTCCCTGCACTTAAAAGACTAGCGTAGCCGACATTTCCAGACATTCTAGCAGAACGTAAATTAGCAGCTTTAGCATCAGCTCGCGCTTTCTCTTCTTCTGCTAATCTACGAGCTTCTGCTCTATCTGCGTTTAATTGACCGTCTTCTTTTGGCCCAGATAAAATCTTACCTATTGCTGCCATTATTTTTTCTTCATCATTTTAGGTTTTGCCGCTTTTTTGTTTTTTTTCTTTTTCTTTGGGTCTGGTTTGGGTAAATTGCGAAAAGTTACTTTGAGTCCCATAGTTTAATCCTATTCTGCTGAATCGGTTTCTGAAATTACAAAAGAACGCTTTGCGCCTGCTTTTGTGTACGCACAAAACAACTGAGAAGGCGTAAATGCCCAAGATTTAAACCGTGTAAGGTGTTTTATTGCCGATACACAAGTCGCAATTGGGAAACATAACTTTCTGTATTTTCCATATTGTCTTGGCGCTTTTAATACAACGCTTCCAGAAATTTCAAAATGGGTTAAAAGAGTATCAACCTCTTCTGGAGACAATTTGCTTAATACAAGCCCTAAAAATGACCAGTCATATAAAAACCATTGATCGTCTCTTGGCTCATATCCTAAAGCACACACATGCTTATAAGGGCCACGGCAAAATATATAATCCCACCAGTATTGTTTATCTCGTTTAATAAATACTATATACCACGCCGGAATATTTGTTCCCATTTTTCATTAGCTCTTTTCTTTGGCTGCATAACATGTTTTTGTCTATCAAATGGGTCAAAAAAAGCTTTGCCATTAGCTACTTCACCTTTTTTATGGCCTAGCATTTGTCTAGCTTCGCCTCCACCAACAATAGCGTACTGTAACGCATCATGTACGTGGCTAAATTTGTTTTTATCGGGGGAGTCGTGGTATCTTTCGGTAACTCCACTTGCTCTAACCCGCACATATGAATACCCACCCTCAAACCCGCGTTTCAAGACAGTGCAGGAAGGATCTAAAAGAAATCCTGATTTGCCTTGTATAACGCGAGTGAGTGTCCCGTCTACACTGTCTATCCGTAAACTTGGATCATTGGTAGGTGCTGGGTACGCCTTTAGCCCTGCTACACGCAAAATACTAAACGGCGTTTTTTCGTCTGTTTGCGCCCTGTAATCACCAGAAGGGTCGCCGTAAACTATTACGTTAGATGAAAGGTCGGGGAATTTTTTGGCGATAACGTGTTTTACCTCTTGGGCAAACTTTTCTGCCCCCATATTTGCTGCTACTAATTCTGCTAATATTATCCATCGCCCAGTTGGTAATCTCTGAGCAAAAACGGCTGCAGGGGTTAACCCAAAGTCCATACCAATTATAAGGTCTTGACTGGTTGCTGGTGGAATTGGTTCCTTGGCAACGTGTAAATCTTGAGCGAAATTTGGATAAACCACTTTCCCATCTACTACGTTCCCAATGCGGTTCATAACATAAACATCTATCCATGATTTAGTTTTCCCACTTATCAGTTTTGGATAATACGTATCGACAAGGTTGTGGCGATTTTCAGCATTGTCATTCATCTGATAATCTAACACTTCCCCATCGGGCGCCTTGATCTCTTTCAATGCGCTTGGTTGTGTGAAGAATTTCCAGTCATCGGGCTGTACAAGAGTTAACGCTTCTTCTCTCGTCAAATATTCTGGAAGCGGGACTTCTCCACTCATAATAGCCCACCAATGATCTTCATCAGGAGCGTTTGTGTCCATAACTACGCCATACCATGATGGCCCACCGTCTTTTTTACTAGGGTATCTGCCTACACGCATAGTACAAGCATCAATAATAGATTTTGGAACTTCTCTAGCTTCGTTTATCCATATACCTGTAAATTCGATAGATAACAGCTTTCTTACGTCTTCATCTCTATCTAACGCTAAAAATATAACTTCTATTTCTACATCAGCAAACTTTACAACGTGTGTATACGGGACAGACCATTTGAATACACCAAATATGTCTTCTGGATACCAATCTAGCCATGTTTTAATAGTAGTTGTGCGTAACTGTGGGTTTGTGTTTCTTATCACTCCCCAACGAGATTTTCTTATGCCATTCTGATCGGGTTCTTGCTGGCAAGCTCTGCGCATTACTTCTATGCAGCAACTTACAGATTTACCGCTACCAACAGGGCCACGAACTCCGCGAACAAAAGAATCGTCTTTGAGAAACTCTCTGAGTACAGGCCCGCCCGGTTTATACGAAAAATCGTAGGTTCTAGGTGAGTTGTCCAGCATCGATCAAAGCCTTTAGCTGTTTTTCAGCGACCCTTGGGCCAATTGCTTCAATGACGCGATCCATCTCTCTTTCTGTAATAACGTCTAAAGGGTAATCTTTCATGTGTACTTTGCGAACTACTTGACGCAGCTTTTGCAAATCCTCAAAACTTAAAGAACCTAACCAATTAGAATAATGATATGGCTCGATCTTGGAATAATCTATTTCTGGCATCATGCCTCCTGTTAGAAGTTTATCAGCAGATGTTTCGTTCACTTGTTACTCCGACTCTTCCTCTGGCTCTGGGTCTTCATACCAGTCATCCCAAAGACGATCTGGCATATTTTCCAAATAGCCCAAACGACTTTCTGCATCTGTAAAACGAGCCATCGTTAAAGGATTATTTGCGGCCAAATTTACACGATATTTTTTTACTGGCGTTTCGCTTTCTTCAACAATTGTCTGCAAGGCATTTGTGGAGTCTCCGCTGTCCTTTATTTCGACAACCGCCATTTCATACATCACATCATTTAATAATTTTTTATGCATCTTTTTCAACCCCCAATATGTAAGCGGCATACGAAAGACCGCTTCGTGTTTTGACTACCGTTCCAGCCAATAAGGTTATCAAAGGAGTGGTTAAACTTCGGTACTGGGCTGATTGCATCGACAATCCTCCTTGCACCTTTATAACCGTTCCCCCGACATCAACATCTAAATAATAATCGTTTGGATTTGAATAGGTGTGTTCATGCCCAAAATACACTTCCGCTTTTCGTCCGGCTGGAACGGTGTATAAAATCGTGCTTGCGGTACTACTAGTTGCGGCTACTTGCGTGTCAGGATTAGATCCCCCACCAGAAGCAGTAG